TCTTCAGCCGCTCCTTCATCGTCATCGTGTTTGCCCTCCTTTCTTACGCCGCGTGGCGGTAGGTCGTTTTGCCTTCCAGCTTGCCGGTCAGGATCATCCGCGCCGTCTCGAACTCGTCGCCGATCATCCCCAGGCGCCGCATCCACCAGTACATGGCGTACTTCTGATTCTCGATCTGCTGCGGCTCAGCCTTCGCGTTCCGCATTTCCTTCGCCATGTTGCTCATGGCCAGCACCAGCTGGATGTAAGCCTTCATCCGTCCGGCGTGGATGCCGCCCTGCTTCCCGCCGTGCGGATTGTCGAACTGGAACAGCCGGAACTCCACCGTGCCCTTGGTGAAGCTGGCGTGCAGGTTCAGCATGTGGTACCGGCTGTTGTTGTAGTGCTGATCCTGCCCGTACGCCGCGTGGTTGCCCTCGTACCAGATCTTCCGCAGCGCGTCCATGGTCTTCGGCTTCTCCTTGTTCAGCCGCTTCAGGAAATCCGGATTGACCGTCTTGCAGTAGTGGTTCGTCCGCTCCGCGTCGATCCAGATCGCCCGGCCGATCTGCTCCTCGTGGCCCGCCATCATGTTGGCCAGGTTCCGCAGGCTCCGCGCGTCGTGGTTCCGTCCGTCCGTGCCCTTCATGCCGACGTGGATATGTACTCCGCATCCGCGCGCCGGGTTGCTCTTCATGCCCGCGTGCCGCAGCTGCCGCAGCAGCTCCAGGAACATCTCCAGGTCGTCGTAGGTCAGGATCGGCGTCACCAGCTCGCACTTCTCGTCGTCCGGACCGTGGATGCTGACGTCCCGCTGGAACTTCCATTTCCGTCCCTGCTGGTCCCATGCGCTCCAGGTGCAGTACCCGTCTACGCTCGCCGTGTTCGCGTACTGGTTCGTGCCGAAGAATCCTGCGGCCACCTTTGCCGCTTCCGCCCGGGTGATGTTGTTGCCTTCCACCTCTACGCCGAAGGTCTGAGCCTTCATGCCGGCGATCAGTTCCTGCGTGGTTTTCATTGTGTTTGCCCTCCTTGTTTTCGCGCATTCCAAGCGGTTAGCCCTCCGCTGTTTGCATATTGATAATACCATTTTAGAATTGTATTGTCAACGGGCAAAAAAGAAAAATTGCATCAAAAAAAGCACATTCCCGAATTATTCAGGAATGTGCCTGAAGATCTGGACCTTGCCCTTGTACACGATCGTCTTCGTGCAGCGGACCGAAAGGTCGAATTCCTCCGCCAGCTTCTCAAACGTGATCCCGTCAATAAGCCGGCGTTTTAAAATCGCCCTGTTGCGTTCCGCGTTGTTTCCGATGATCCACTCGTCTATCGCGTTTTCAACTTCGCTTCTGCTGATGTCACGGTCCTGATGCTCCATTTGTCACCTCCAGGATCGTCTGGTTCAGCCTCGCGATCGTATCGTTCCACATCTGTGTCCGGCTGGTGTAAAACGCCACCAGGGTCACCACAACGATGACCAGCGTGGCGCAAAGCGCAAGGCAGAGAATCATCATCCGCCGGTTGTCCGTATCCTTATGCGTCATCGCGGCCTCGTGCATGAAAAACGGCACGCATACCTGCTTGTCTTCACAATTCTTACACTTCTCATCCATACTGATCCTCCTTCTCAGCAAATGGCCGTCAAGTAAAAGACTCCTTTGTTTTCAGCGCATTTCGCCGGTGCGCTGTCAAATGAGCGTCTTCCCGTCAAGTAAGAATCATTCCTCGTCAGGCGGTTCGATCACCGCGGGCTTCTTCTGAACCTCCGGCAGTCCAGCCAGGGCCAGCAGCCATGCCATCACGAAGCCCATGCCGCCGGCGGAAAGCGCCGCAAGCCAGTTCACTTCGTTCAGAACCAGCTTTCCGGTTCCGATATAGGCGATCATCGCTTCCGCGAACGTCCGGATCGCGCGGATCAGCGCGGCCTTTGCCCATTCCTTCCAATCGACCATGATCATTCTCCTTTCACATGCTCAAGCGTGTCCAGTCTGTGCGTGTTGCTCGCTGCCCTGGCTTCCAGCTTGGCCAGCCGTTCTCCGTGGTCGTTAATCGATTCCCGCATGGAGCGGATCTCAACACGGATATCCGTGACCCCGGTGATCAGGTTGTCCAGCTTTGTCTGCGTCACAGCATTTGCCGCGGCGTCGCTCCTGGTATCCTTCCGGCCATTCAGGATCAGCCCGATCAGGGAAATCAGAACCGCGGCGATACTGATGACCACTCCGATTTCCATTACTCATCACCCCTTCATTATTCCGGGCGCTGAGGCGGCAGCTCCCTTACAAGCATATTTTCATCCAAATTGCAATAGCGCGAAAGGAAAGAAATGACAATTTTTCACTCTTTTTCCATACTTCCGCCGTATTTTGCGACAATTTCCTCCGCATCCTTCAGGGTCAGATGCCGGACCGTCACCGTGTACAGATCTTCTTTCGGCTCCGGATTGCTGATCGCCGCATCCAGGGCATCCCAGGTGCGCGGACCGCAGATGCCGTCCGCGGTCAGTCCGCTGGCCTTCTGGAAGGCGCGTACGGCGTCTTCCGTCTTCTGGCCGTATATGCCGTCCGCTCCGGTCCTGCCGACGTCGTAGCCAAGCTGAATCAGATCCTGCTGGCATTCCACCACGTCCGGCCCGGTGCTGCCCTTCTTGATGGTCTTGTGCTTCTTCTCCGGTTCAGGCTGCGGAACCGGCGTGAAATCGTATCCCACGTTCTTGATCAACCCCCAGTATTTCCATTTCCCGCAGTCCAGCGCGCTCTGGATCACGCCGACCCGCGGACTGCTCGCCTCCGTAACAATGTTGTCCCCCGTATACACACCAACATGCGATTTGTTCTGATCATTCCCACAGAACACCAGGGCGCCGACCGGCAGATCCATTCCTTTCGTAAAAGCACCTTTGGAACTCAGATCGTACTTCCAGATCAGGTTGGAGCCGGAATGAATCGCGATACCGTTCTCCTTTGCCGCCCACCGGCACAGGCCGGCGCAGTCCCACACACGGTGACCGATCCATTGCGATCCGTACTGAACAGAGCTCTTGTAGTTCTTCATGCCCTCAGGATCTGCTTCGTAGTTTTTCTTCAGATTGGCCTGCTTTGCGGCCGTCCATGTTGCTCCCATCTGGCCCCAGATATACCCGCCATCGCATTTATAGGCTTCCAGGGCGGTTTGCGCGATCTGGTATCCGGTTGTCATTTTATACACCCCTTTCAGTTTATTATCTTTTTAACAGATATGATCAGACGGCCCGCCAGGGCCGCCAGCTGATGGTTATTCCGTTATACAGCAATATTGATGCGTTAAAGGCTACGTTAGTTACGGGTACAGTTATCGCCGACAATACCAACTTCAATAGCATTATGACTCCCGGAATATATTGCGTTACATCATCATCAAGCGCAAACACAATGACGAATATGCCTGTCAAAGTGGCTGGGCAACTGAAGGTCGAGCCATATAATCAGCCATACGGTTCATCAACAGTCAGAATGCTTCAGAAGTTTATAAGATCAGGTTCTCCACAGAGATATATAAGGTATTACACCGGCTCATGGTCTGCGTGGGAAGAGGAAAATACTGTCCCGCTTCCGGGAACATGGTCTGGCAATCAGACGGTTGCATCTCTACAAACTGCCGTAGTAAGAAGCGGAAATGGAACTTGTTATTTGCAAGATACAACATATGGCAACGGGTGGTCATCAGTATACGCACAGGTTACCGGAACCTATGTTGGCATAATGATTGTGAACGACAGTAAAATAATTTTTACACGCACAACAGACAGAACCTCATGGCAAACGCACTCTTTGAATTTTTCGTGATTGGCTAACCTTTGTACGCAACGTTGACAGTAATATTGCCCGTCAGTGTTGTGCTTTGCGTTGTTGCGGCATAAGTTTTACCGTTTGCGAAACCGAATGAAATATTCGCCGCAGGACTAAAGTTGGCGGCGGTGGATGTAATGGCAAAAATCTTGCTTGCACTAACTCCGAACAAGGTAGATGCACTGCCTATATCTTTCGATGTAGGCGAAAAAGATGTGCCAATGTCGGTCGAGTACAATGTTACGGTTTTGTATTTCAGATAACTGCTTAAATTGCTGTATAACGTACTTTCTTCACCCGCCTATGGTACAATTTCGTCAAAAACGACCATAAGGAGTGATTTTACCGTGGATTATGATGTTTTCAAGGTTCAGTTTGCAACCCTTCTTTCAGATGGAATGACAGTCCAGGAGATCCTGTCTTGCCTGGACAGCGTTTCCGCATCCTTCGAGATCCGCAGCCGGGAGCAGCTGCCCCGCGATCCGGAAGTCCTCACCATGTTCCTGGATGCCAAGGACGTGGAGGAAAAATCAAAGCGAACGCTGAAGCTTTACCGATCTGTCATTTCACGGTTTCTGCAGGCAGTCAGCCGCCCGGTTTCCAAGATTACGACTGCAGATATCCGGCATTACCTTTCGTCATGCAAACAGTCCGGCCACAAAAACGCGACCATTGGCAATACCCGCCGGATCTTGTCTTCCTTCTTCGAATGGTGCGCCCTGGAAGGCATTTGCCACGTGAACCCGGTTCGCCGCGTCTCCGCGATCCGTCAGGAGAAATCACCACGAAAGTCCATGAAGCGCGTTGAGATGGAATATCTCCGCAATGCTTGCAGATCTCTGCGGGAAAAGGCGCTTGTGGATTTTCTGTACTCCACCGGCGCCCGCGTTTCAGAGTGCTGTGCCGCCCGGATCGACCACATCGATTGGGAACGGAAAATGGTGCTCATCGAGCACGGGAAAGGGAATGTCACGCGGATGACCTACCTGAACCCTGAGGCCGAAGTCTCCCTCCGTGCATACCTCGATTCCCGTACTGATGAATCGCCGTACATTTTTGCCAGATCCAGGGGAAAATCGGATCTCCCGCTGGACGCTAAAACCATCCAGGAAACCGTCAGCCGGATCGCATCCCGCTCCGGGAGGATCTTTTCTGTCCGCATTACTCCGCACGTTTTCCGACATACCATCGCAACCGTCCTGCTCCGAAACGGCATGCCTGTCGAACAGGTTCAGCGGTTCCTCGGTCATGCAAACATCAATACCACCATGATCTACGCGGAAGTCAGGGATGAGGATGTCCGCAGATCCCATTCCCTGTACGCCGCGTGATCATACGTTATACAGCAAGATCGTGAATTATGTCGATGTGCCTATTAGTTCTCGTACATGGACAGTTGGGCAGATAGTAAAAGAAAACATTGCCAAGCAAACCGGAGAGACAAATGTCTTGTACAGAATCGCCGCAAGTCCTCTGGAAAATTCAAATATCTACGCATGGATCGCTGGCTCTGGGCGAATTGCCTTTTACTCTAATGCGGCGCAGACGGTTGGAATCACTTGCAGGATTTGGTACATAAAAGGCTGATCTTTGCTACGCAATTAGCCACATGAATCCGCCCCAGTAGGTATGCCCGTTTTGTGGCGCATACAACTGAAGATTGCCACCAGATGTCACTTTGCCTTCGGCAGCGTACCCTCTACCGGAAGAAAAAGTCGAATCATCCATTAACAAAAACAACTGTTCCATTGTCGGTGTTAAATCGCTCGGCAATGTTCCAATTGTAACCCATGTGGTTGATGTTGATCCAGTGAATGGTAGACTACATACGGCCGCCGCAATCGATCCGTTACTTCGGCAGTTAATTGTACCCGCAGACGCAATATTGCTTGCCTTTGTTATGGTTTTTGCAGAAGAGCCAAATTTATCATTTAATGCTTTGCCTTGTCTTGCATCAAGCATATACCCTGCGCCGGATGATTTGTCCAGACCATTGTAAATTGCGTTTCTGACGGTACGGTTTGTCGGTATGTTGTCATTATTCCCCATCGCCGTTGATGACGTATTGTCCGTCACGCTTTTCCCGTCAAACGGTGCTATCTTGCTGTATAACGAGTTTGCAATACCATCCGCGTCAGCTGCCACGTTGCTGCTGGTGATCGCCGCGCCGGAGCTGATCGCCGCCGTGGCGTGATACCCGCCGTTCGCCAGGGTTGAGTGGTTCTTGATGAACAGGTACTGTCCGCTGGAGATGGCCTGCGGCGCGTTGTCGCCGTTCACCACGATCGCGAACGCATCCTCCGCGTTTCCCAGCTCGTCCTTCAGCGCGTTGAAACCGCCGTTCGACTCTGCCTTCAGGTTCGTTGCGCTCAGCGTGTCGCCGATGGCAATTGCGCTCCTGGCCGTGTACGGATCGCCCTTCCAGATCACGAACGCCCCGGCAGCGATCGCCACAGGCGCCGTGTCTCCGGTGATGTAGATGCCCATCGCGCCATTCGCCTTTCCGAAAGCGCCGTCGATCAGGTCGCTGTTGGTGTTGAACACGGAAACGAGCGCATTGTCGGTTCCGGCCGGTTTCGTCAGTCCGAGATTTGTTGTCTGTGTCGCCATTTCATTCACCTCTTATTCCACAAAGTCCACAAAGTGCCGCAGCATCCACATTTCATCCCCGCTGATCTCCTTCAGCTCGGTGTCGTGGATGATGATCCTGCCTGTCTCAACGTCTTCCTCCATGTCCAGCAGCTCCTGCCGCCTGGTCTGGTACTCCGCACGCTTTTTGACGTCCGGAAAGGTGACGATTGATGTCGTCGTGTCCACAGTGCCGCCCAGTTCGGTGATCAGTTTCGTTTCTTCCTCGCTGAAGAACTCGAATGCCGGGTTCAGCGCTTTCTTCAGCAGGAACAGTTTCCGGCTGGTCGCCGGTGCCCGCCGGATGTCGGAAATCTTGTTGATCCCCTTGATCGTCTCGATAATCTGCTCATACGTTGTTTTCATAAGCACCCCTCCTTAATTTATGTAGAACAGGCTACAAGCCGCCGCTCCACTTCCGCTTGTGTTCTTGGCCTTCAGGATAAAGTCCGCAATCTGCAACCTCACGGTTCCAGCTCCATAATTTGATTCCAGTCTCACTGTAAACGTACCGCCTGTTACGTTCATGATGTTTGAGAGCGTACTGGATGTCAGGGTGTCCAGCACAATCGTCAACCCGTAGCTGCCTGCGCCTTCCGCATATCCCAGCTCGATCCAGTTGTCGCCGTTTTTCAACCTCGCCTTGAATTTGATGCCATCCTGCCACGCGACCTGCGCGATCAGCACCAGGTTGGCCTTAATGCCGTAATACAGGTTTCCGGAAAGATAATCTGCCGCCGAATAGGATATTGTATAGTCTCTGTACCACCCGAGCGTACCGCCAGCCTGATTGAGATTGTAGTTATCAGGGGTTTTACTCCACTGTCGCGTGGACTCGCTCGTAGGCTTGATCCACAAAACATTGCTTCCGCTCGGCATATTCTCCGAAACAATCAATCCGGGATAACCTTTGCCGTTTACTGTCAATTGATCTACGGTCAGCGAGTGCGCACGGACATCGCCTGACATTCCAACCGCAAATGTTGCGTTTGCTTCGTTCGTTCCGAAAATGATTGAACTCGCCGTTCCGTCTGCGGCATGGCAAACGAACTTTCCTGCGGTCTGCATGTCAAATCCTGAAGTATTCAGCAGAAGGGAAGTGACATTCCCTGAATAGATACGAACTTGATTATTCAGGATTTCTACACCGCTCCGAATCTGATATGCGTTACTGGCAACATACGCCGAAATTGCGCTCGAAGTCTGGGAAAGCGTGCTGTAGTTCGCCAGTTGACCGTTAGTGTACGTTTTTGCAGCCTGCACGATAGATTCCGCCGTCTGGTAGGTAGTGGTCTGCGCCAGGTACGCCGTGTCCCCGGCAATGCCGGCCATCCGCACAGCCTCCGTCACGATGTCGTCCGCTGTTTGCATGACGCTCGTCTTGGAGATGAACATCCCGGACATGGCGACACCGCTCTGCCGCACAGCCTCGCTCACGATCTCGTCCGCCGTCTGGTACTGTGAGGTCTTGGCGATCCGCATGTCTTCCGCAAGCTGCGCCCGCTCCACTTCCTGCGTAATCCGGTCGGCCTGTACAAGGATTGCGGCGTAATTCCGGTACACCTGGTCGCCGATCGCCATCTGCTCTTCCGCCATGACCGACACCCGCCGGTCCGTCTCCTCGATCATGGTCTTGGCGGTCATCAGGATGTTCTCGTCCCCGGTCTGCACCCAGTCGGTACCGTTCCAGACGAACGTTTTCGCGCCGCCCAGGTCGTCCCATGTAAACTCCGCAATCTCGTCCCATGTATGGCCCGCGACCTGGTCCCACGTTCCGCCGATGGACGCCTTCGTCCACGTGTCGCCCATGTGGACTTCGTAGTCTTCCGTCGGGTCGTTGTACTGCACGAAGTTTGTGGCTTTCAGGTTCACCGTGGCAACGGCCGCCGTAATCGCCTGCGACTGCACTTCCAGCGTCGCGGCAAACTCCGTCACCTGTCCGCTCAGAGTGTCCACCGCGCTCTGGTTTGCCTTCAGAGTGATCGCGTAGGCGTTCTGGTCAATCTGCGTCTGCAGATCCGTTATGAACAGGTTGTCAAACACCTGCCGCCATCTTTGGCCCGTCCAGGCGTACATCCGGTACTGGCCCATGACATAATCCCACGTCCAGTTTCCGACCTGGTCCCATGTGTAGTTTCCGATATCGTCCCAGGTGTTGTCGTCGATCGGCTGAATCCAGATATCCCCGGCGACAAGTCCCGCGTGGCTTGGCTCCGTTTCGGAGTAATAGATTGTTCCGTAGCCCAGCTGATTGATCCGGCTGTTGATCCCGCTGATGGTCTGCGTGATCGTGCTGCCGCTGCTCCAGTCGCCAATCACACTCTGGATATATGTGTTGCTGCTGATGTCGGTGACCATCAGCTTTCCGATGAACGCGTCCCGCGCCCACAGCTCGTCGACATTGATCTGGTTCGCCGTGATCTTGTCGATCAGCGCGTGGCTGGCGTAGATATCGGTGGTATTCAGCTCGCTGGCCGTCAGCTCCGTCGCCGTGTAGATCGTCCGGCCGTCGCTGGTATGCCCGGCGGCGATCTCCGCAGCCGACGGAGTCACCTGCGTGGCCGTGACCTTGCCGTCCATGTCCACGTCCAGCTTGTAGTAGTTATCGTTCGTTGCCTGGATCACCAGATCGCCGACCGTGGCGCTCACGATCTGCGCGTAATCAACGGAAAGCCGCGGAATGAACAGTTTGTTCGCCACGCCCGTCTGGATGATTGCCTGACCAAAGAAAGCACTCTGCGCGTCCAGATCCTTTACCTGTGCAAAGTTGATGTCCGCAACGGCGATCCGCGCGTCCGCAATGTCCGCCGTCCCCAGCTTCGCGTTGATCGCTGCCACAGAATTGGCGTCGATCTTGTCCGCGTTTACCGACCCCGCTGCCAGTTTGTCCGCCGTCACGGCGCTGGCCGCCAGTTTCTCCGCGGTCACCGCGTACGCGTCAAGCTTGGCCGTCGTTACGGCTCCTGCGCCAATCTTGTCCGCCGTTACCGCGCCGGCAGCCAGCTTGTCCGTGATTACCGCGCCGGAAGACAGAATCTCCGAAGTGACCGCACCGGCCTGCAGCGAATCAGTCGTAATGCTTCCGGCTGTGATATCCTGCGCCGTGATCGTTCCGGCGATCAGCTCATGAATGTTCGCCTGCAGGGCTTCCAGTTGCTGCGTGGTGAGCTCGTCAATGGACGCCGCGTCAATATGCAGCCAGTGCACCGCGTTTTCCGCAATATCGTCCGAATTGATTGCCCCTGGCGCAAAGGTGCCGGCCATGATCGACGCCAGCCGGATGTTCGTTCCGTCGATTTCCGGCACCTGCCACACGGCAATTTTCCGGCTCGCGTCCGCCTCGGTGATCGATCCGATCGTCACGGAGTTCAGCATCCCGGTCAGGATGTCATGCTCCACGCCGATTACCTGCGCGGAATAGTTGTATCCTCGGATGGTATCCTTGATCGTCAGGATGTCATAGAGGTACACCTTGTCCAAACCCCGGTACTGTGCGTATTCCTCCGTGTCACCAAGGCTCAGGAACTCGATCCGCATCGTCACCTCGGGCAGATCCACCTTGTCTTCCTCGAAACGCTTCTGCCCTGCTTCCATCAGCTTGCCGTTGATGTTCTGCGCTGTCACACCGTCTTTGCCGATCTGAAGGCCGGTATCATACAGTTCCAGGAACGGAACGGGATAATCGTCAATATGAGTGCTGTCGATGTATTTCAGGCCGTTATTGTTCAGCCAGATAATATTTCCCTTGGAGTTTTTGCCATACGGCGCGACCCGCGTGACTACGTTGTCGGTACTTTCAACCCGCTCAACCCCCAGCAGGTTTTTTCCATCCTGGATCACGATCCCGCGGTTGAATCCTACATCTTTCAATACATAAAAACTGTCATTGTCGCGGATCAGGGAAAGTCCGAATTTTTTGCAGATGCCGTTTTCCGGGTCCAGAAACGCCTCGACAATGGATTTCCGCTCATAGTCAAACTCGCTGCCGGCCTTTGTGTCCGTGCAGTCGGTTGCCACGTGGAATCCGATCCCGCTCACGGTATTGGACATTACGTTCCGGCATACAGCCGCGCATGAATAGTTCGTATTTTTATCCGGCTTCCACAGGGTATAATCCTTATACTGCCGGTAGAACATGTGCTGCGCCGTGACCTCAACATAGTCCTCATTCTCTACAACTTCAATGATATCGAACAGCTGATCTTCAAGTCGTGTCGGAACAGCAACAGCCTCCAACCCAGCAAAATTAGCTGGGATCATCACTTGAGAAACATTCATTGTGTCAAGCTTTGATTTTGCCACCCAGCCTGTCACGGACTTTATTTTGTTCGATACGGATTTCTGCGCAAGGACAAGTCCATGTTCAAACCCAAGGATCATCTGCTCTGACATCAAGCTATATAGAGATTGAAATTCTTCCTCCGCAAGGACTTTTCCGTTTTTGTCCTTCAGCTGGATCTTGTTATCGCTGTTCGACATCCCGTCACCACCTTGCCTTTATGTGTAAACATTCGTAGTATCCGCATATTCATCGTCATCGATCACCGGCGGCACACGGACAGGAACCTCGCATTTGATTATGTTTCCGACCTTGGCCGCTTTCCATCTTCCGTATTCGTCATACGGAATTCTGATCTTGACCTGGCTGATCCCGTTCTTCTCTTCCGTGAACGTTGCCTCCAGCGGCTTAATATCGCCAACAAGGCCCGTTGTGGTGAAGTCATCGCAATCCTGCGCGTAGATCAGTACGCGGTGCTTCCCGGCCATTACACCCACCTCCAATGCGGCGTGATCGTGATCTTCGTTACGTTCTCGCCGATCACCAGCGCGTTACTGCCGTATGTCAGAACCGGAAACTCGCCGGTCATCTCGGTCGCTCCGGCCTGCGTGTACACATAACCGGTTTCGCAGTCGATGTACACCGGCGTTCCGCTGACCATGCCGGATATCGTGATCGTCTCGCCGTTCAGCGTAAACGTCGCGTCACCGGCTCCGTCCACCCGGATCAGCGGCAGCGCCTCCGCGCTTCCCGGATTCAGAATCGTGGCGTTTGCCGTATACTCCAGAACCGTTTCGCTGGCTTCGTACATGAACGGATCGCAGGTGAATGTGATCTTGGCAATGTCGTAAAATCCGCCGTTTCCGTGGTCACGCGTCCAGACGATCTCCCGCAGCACCCGCGCCCGGTAGCACTTAGTCGTATCATCACTCAAAACAAGCTTCCCGGTTCCGTCTGCCCATGCGTTCACAGTCTGCCGCTTGGCCGCTGTGGCGTTGATCAGCACAAGGGTCGCCATGATGTCGAAATCGTCGAATCCTTCATTCACGTGCAGCGTGCCGTCCCGACCTTTGATTTTGTACTCCGTGTACCGCATAGCGGCCTTTTTGTGGCTTGGCATCTTCTGGATATACACGTCTCCCAGCGAAGCCGTGCTGACGCCGCGAAAAGTCAGTGTCGCCATTTCTTACCCTCCCATCGCCCGCGTCCGCGCATAATCATAGGCCTTGATATTGTTCCGCACACGCTTTGTGGTCATGTCGCCGACCTTCTCGCCGCTCATCATCACGGCGACCTTGCTCATGCTCTCCTCAATCGCATCAGAAATCATTCCGGCGAACAGTTCCGCGTTCATGCCGCCCTTGCGCCAGGCATCCGCTTCCTTTGCCGTGAGCACTGCCTCGTTCCGGTGCAGAACCGCTTTATATCCATCAAACGGCACGGTGTCGAGACCTGCAGCATGCTCTGGATATGCAATGTTTTGTGGATCATCTTTGTCGTTTTCATTCCCGCTGACAATGGTTTTAAATGTGATCACAGGAAGCTGGAAGGACAAAAACTTTCCCTTCAGCGCGGCCAGGCCGGCCTCAACATCAGACGCGCCTTTCTCTCTGGACTTTGATTCGTTTTCTGTGCTGTTTTCAATCTCTTCCTTGCCAAGTTCAAGCGCACGCTCCGCACGTTCTATTGCCTCATTGCACTGTGATATGGAATCATTCGCCTCTTGCACCTGTTTGTCGTAGTCTTTATATTCATTATTCAATTTGGTCAATTCTGTAGAAAGCCCGGCCAATACTTCCGGATCAAGAATGTAGTCCAGAGCGCTTTTCCCATAAATCGTTTGCTCTTCCGGAGTTTTGGCATACTGATAATAATTTGCAAGCGCAGACCCAAATCTGTTCTGATGCTCAGATGTTCCTTCGTATATGCGATCAAGTACATCGAAGTACAGAGATCTGATGCCTTCTCCTGAGAACGTATTTCCAAACATTGGCCCGTAAATGCGTTTCAGATCGCTTGCGCCCCAGTCGTTTGCCTGGAAGAATCCTTCGTAATCCTTGCGCGTCCATCCGGTTGTGTCACGGCCTTCCGTAAAAACTTTCAGCAGTTGCTCCGCATACGCGTCATAAGATGCCTCTCTCTCTTCTTCAAGCACTTTTATTTTTGACTGTGTCTGTTCCATGCCGATCTGGGCATTGGCCTTTTTTGTAACAGCCTCGCCTAGCAATTCACGTTCTGCGACAACTCTGTCCTCAAGTGCCTTTAGGATGGCCTGTTTGCGCAGTTCAGCATTCATCTCTCTTAGCTTATCGATTGCGCCTTGGACATTATCGCCGTATTGATCAAATACTTCTTTCGAGCCGCCCAGGCTTTCTTCAAGTTCCGCCTGCGCCTTTGCCCATGCTTCAGTCTCTTTCGCGCCTTCTCCTTCTTTGTCGACAAGCTGCTGCATATAATTCAGGATCGCTTCGGATCTGGCAGCTGAGAGCTCGATATTTGTGACGCTTTCCGTAAATTCATCACCGACTTTATCCAGCTGCCTCTCTGTTTCATTCCCAAACAGCCCGGAGAAAAGACCGTCGATCAGGGAAGTGCTGAGCGCCACGCCGAAATCCCAAATGCCGCCGACAATTGCCGGTAGATCTTTCGCAATATTTGCAATAGTCGTGCCTATAAATTCACCGATCGCCGTACCGAACTTCTCCACCTCGGACGGATCTGCAGATACGTTTTTGAACATGTCCACCAGGGAATCAATCAGCCAGTTGACGACCTTTCCTGCGCTGGTGACGATTCCAGCTCCGGAATCGAGGACATTCGACCCCAGTTTTGTCAACAGATCCGTCGGCATAGCTGCGATCGATTCCGCGATTGCCTCGACCAGCGTGTCGCTGTTCGCAATCGTTGTGGCAAGCGTCGGAATAAAATTCCCCAGGTATGTCTGGAAGGACGTCTTGAAGTTTTCGACCGTCTCCTGCAGCCTGGCCTCATCACCCTCGCCTCCGACTGCACTCAGGAGATCTTTCCACGCTGCGCCCAGGCTGCTCTTGCTGCCACTGATTGTTTCCGCGGCTTCCTTGGCCGTTGTTCCGGTGATCTCAAGGTTCGTCTGGATCTGGTGGATTGCCTTGATCATCTGGTCAAAGGTCACGTTGTCCAGGTCGGAGATCTGCTCGTCCAGGATGCCGGAATCGTTGATCAGCCGGACCATTTCCGCCGCTGTGCCGCCATAGCCAAGCTTCAGGTTGTCCAGCATCGTGTAGTTCTTTTTCGCGAATCCCTGATAGGCGTTCTGGATGCTCGTGATATCCGTGCCCATCTTGTTGGCGTTGTCCGCCATGTCGGTGACCGCCATGTTCGCGATCTCAGCCGCCTGCTCCGTGTCTCCGCTGAGGCCCTGGATCAGGGACGCGGAAAACGCGGTCACTGTTTGCATGTAGTCGTTCGCGGACAGGCCGGTCGTCCGGAAGCTTTCCTTGGCATACCCGGACACCTTGTCCGCGGAGCTCTTGAACAGCGTTTCCACGCCGCCGATCAGCTGCTGATAATCCGCGTAGCTGTCGATCGCGCCGCCGATTACACCCTCAATCTTTCCGA